CCATGATCTCCTTAATCTTAGCCGTTTGCTCTTGGCTCTCTATGTTAAAGCATAGCTCATCATGAACCGTGAGCATAGGAGTAAGTCCCTCGTTGTAACAATCAAGCATCGCTTTCTTGGTTTGGTCCGCCGCTGATCCTTGGATCAGGCGGTTCAGCGCCTTGTATGTGAAGGCCCTCTTGATGTTTTTACCGTACTCCTTCAGAGCTTCCTCGTAAGGCAGGGGTTTGCCTGTTCCGAAGGTGACGGGCTCCCACAGGTGAAACCTGCACTTACGGCCCAGCAGAGTGCGTATCTGACCGTTACTGTCCGCCTGTTTGGTAGCCATGTCCGCAAGCTGCTTAACAAACGGAACCTTGCTGCGGTGCCGCTTGATTAAATCCTTGGCATCCTCTGAGGGAATGCCTAGCTGATCTGCCAGCTTGGCTACGCCCATTCCGTACATAATCCCAAGGTTAACCGTCTTGGCTTGCTTACGCGTAATGTTTGCAAGATCCGCAACCATCTGGTGCAGATCCACATCCCCACTGTTGAACTCATCCACTACGTTATCAACCACATGACTACGCAACGCAGACGGTACGCTCGCCGCAAAATGCACCAAGAGCCTTGGTTCTTGGCTCGAATAGTCAAACGACCCCCACTTCATACCTTCCTCTGGAATAAACAATCCGCGGATCATCTTCTTGATGTCGGGATCCCGCGCCGGGATTTGCTGTAGGTTGGGGTTCGAGGAAGAGAACCGACCCGTTACCGTACCGCCCTCGTCCCTACGGGTGGAGTGCAGTTCCGTATGGATGCGACCGTTGTGCTCGTGCCGCAGGATGCTGTCGATAAACGTGGCGTCCGCCTTGTCGAACTCACGCAGCTTGACCAACTGCTGGCAGATTTCTGCGGGGTGGTTGTTTAGCCACGCTTTGGTAAACGACGGAGCACCGCCCGTTACCTTCCCTGTTTCCTCGTCTTCTTTGGTCGGGGTCCTTGGGTATTCCATGTCGAGCTTGTCGAACATTTTAGCTATGGATGCAGAGGCCCAGATATCCACCTCCATCCCAGCTTCTTTTTCAATCTGTCCGCGAATCAGCTTGGATTGTTTTCGAATAAACTTCTTGTTCCGCTCGGCCTTGTCGAGATCCACCCGCACCCCTTGGCTTCGCATGTCCAACATGCAGGGAATTAACCCGTTCTCGATGTCCCAGATATGCCAGAGTTCCTGATCCTCTAGCTCGATCTTGAGGGCCTGCCACAGTTTAAGCGTAGCCACCGCATCTTGCTCCGCGTAAGCCCCCACATACTTGGGCGGCAGCTTGTACATCTCTGCCTTGGGATCCACGCCCCACTCCTTGGCGGCAGCTTGCAATAGCTTCTCGTTCTTGCGCAGCGCAACAAAGTCTCGGGCCATAGCATCGAGGCCAAAGGACCAGCGGTTTTCGTTGACCAGTGCGCCAGTAATCATCGTGTCGATAATCCGACCCTTGATTTCTATGCCCTCGGCCCTCATCCATCCCGCATCGTAGGTCGCGTTGTGCATGATCACATTCATATCAGGCACCGACATCTGCTTCTTGAGCCAGCGCAGGGTAAACTTTGGATCAAGGTTGTGGGAGTTTTCATGGCGGATCGGGAAGTAACCTTTATACTCCCCCGCTGCCACAGCAATCCCTATGATATGACCGTCTTTGCGAGCCCATCCTGGGCCCAAGGTTTTAATGTTGGGATCATAGGTTTCCAGATCCACTGCCACTTCTTTGTAGCCCGTAAGATCGGGATACTCCGGTGGAATGTTCCAGTCAGCGTCGATCAGATCCAACTCGTTTTTAATCTGGTGATGCAGCGCACTGCCAAATAAATTACTTTGCATTCTTTTCACGCATCCTATCCATAATATCAAACATACTGCTTTTGTCCCGAGTCGTGTGCTCCGCCCCCAATGCACTGTAACCAGCCTTATCAATCCACGAATCCTCGTGGTCGATGTTCTCAACCAAACGCGCACTCTTTACCCAATCCATCATCAGCGCAACATGCGCAGGAGTTACATGACCGTGGCTCTTTAATGCGCCGCCAATAATAATGTTCCACCCCTCCGCAATCCGAACATGGTTGTCGTATGCATCACCGTAGTCCGCGGCCCTCTGACCGTTGATCAATTCTTTGGCTGTGTCCAACACTTCATCTCTCTTCATCTTCATCCTCCCTTGGTCGATAAACTAAAACAAACGCATCGCAGTTAGGGCACGATAGGTTAGTCACCATGTCGAACTCGGATTCGTCTTCTTCGTCATGATCCCCGCCCCAGATTAATTTCGTTCCGCAATGCCAACAATTCATATCGTGTACCTATACTTATAGTTGCTCTGAAGAATGTATAACGTGTGACGCGCTCGGGTTACGCCAACGTAAAACGCTCGATGCTCATCGTCAGGATGATCGCTGTTTACACACGCCGCGGTCGACATCGTGTACACAACGCAGTTGTCATCCTCCCCGCCTTTCATTGCATGGAATGTGGACAGCTTGATGCGAGGCTCGGACATTAAATCATCGCCTCTTCGTGACATGGCGTCAATATAATCCTGATCATTTTTGCCCACGCGCATCACCTCATAGGCGCTCTGCTCCGCACCAGCCAACAACCCGTACTGTAGCTGTAGTATTTCCATATCCAACTCTGCCTCCGGAGGCAGAAGCTCAAGCATTTGCTGACTGCCTCGACGCACCACAGCATTCTTACCCTGCTTGGGAACCGCCGAGTAGAGATCCATAATGCGCTGCAGCCCCACGCTTTTGCCAGCACATAGGTCGTTCCACGTTCCTAGATTCCCCACCAGTTCAAGTGGGATGCTGGGTTTACCCTTAATGGAATACTTAAACCCCGCTGCTCGAATGCGCTTCGCCAGATCATAGACGTACCCATTGATCCGAGCCATGATTGTCCACGAGCCCTCGTGCAACGGGATGTCTTCCAGATGGTAAACGTACTCAACGGTGCCCTCCTCGTCCCGAGCATCGAACTGCTTAACGTGCCGATCATCGATCCGTTGAGCGATTGTGCTTGCCACTTGATGCACGGCCCTTGGAATGCGGTAACTCTGCTCCAAGACTTTCACGTTGGGCGAGCTTTTGTTAAACAGCTTAACGTCCACGCCCGTCCATCTGTGAATGGCCTGATCGTCATCGCCAGCGATATAAACCTTCTCTGACTTCTCCGCTATCTTCTCGGCCATGCGCCACTGCAATGGCGTGAAGTCTTGTGCCTCGTCGATAAACAAATAATCAAGGTTCGGTGGGATCCCCAGCGTGATGTACTTCTCGATCATATCCACATAATCGTACTTGCTGGCAGCAGCCTTGTACTCAATAAGCTGCTTGGATAACTGCTCCAGCTTGGGAAAGAACAAGTCCCAGTCACCCTCCAGATTGAACTCCGTATCCAGATCAATCATTCGCAACCGAGCGCGGTTCTCTAGCTGTAGGTACTTGGACCCCGATCCTCCAAGCGTGGGCATAGACAAGCCATCCTCTAGGTTTGTCCGGATCTTTCCCTCGAAGGTCAGTCCGATCTCTCGACCAATGTTGTCGTAGTCCTCTTTGTTCATGATGTCTTGTGTCTGTAGGCCCAGCCCCCGAAACCCAAACGAATGGCTTGTCCGCATATGGGGAAAGTCTTTGGCCTCCAGATTAAATTCTGCACAGGCTCTCGTCACCATCTCTTCAATGGCCTTGCGAGTGAATGAAATAACCCCCAGTCGAGATGGATGCGCTCCGTTCTGCAACGCCTGTTTAATCTGCTGGATGAGGTAGTATGTCTTACCAGTGCCTGGTGGGCCTAGAACAAGTTCTGCTTTAGGTATCATATTCTTTTCCTCTTGGTCTGCTGTTGACCCAGTCCTCGATCTCCGACAGAACCCAGCGCGAAGCCGAGCGTCGATTGTCATCGGACCCAAGAACAATGGGTTTCGGAAAGTCCTCCGTCATCTGTGCCAGTTTGTAGACGTAAGACCGTGATACTCCCAACAGATCGGCAACCTCTCCGACCCGTAGCAATTTATTAGAATGGGATGTCATTACTTATCTCCTGTACGGGTAACTCTACCTCGTCATCTTCAAATGCAGGAACCCACCAACAACGTATCTTGGTTCGCTTCCCACCTCGCTTTACAATATTCTGACTGCCACTATCGCCACCCATATCCCTGATCATCTGAATGATCTGGGCTCGTCCCAGCGCAGTGAACCTGCGATGATGCAGGTATTCCAACAGCCCCTCGATCTTAAACTTCGTGACACCGTCATCGGTCCACGGCTTGTTCATCTCGATTTCTTCCGGTGCCATCGCCCGTATGTGGCTCGTGCAGTAAGAAGCCAAATGGTTCTTGAACTGCCCCGCATACGTTTCCTCTTCCGGCACATCGATGTACGTTGCTTGGCTCATCAAGCTGTTGACCATCTGCTGCCACTTGTTGGCCTTGGTAGTCGGAGGCATGAAGTTACACTGCTCCATACAAGCCCGCTGCCAAAGCGTCTGGTTCTGTAGCTGCTCGGTGCTCAACTGAATCCGCAACCCGTTTACATCCATGAAGTATAAGCGCGGCTCAGATAGCATAATCGTTAGACCACCCACCTGTGGTGCATCCGGAGCATCGTCACTAATCCCATGCTTTGCCAACACGCATAGAGATGGGTCGCAGTACGACTTGAACGGCTCTTCCTTACAAGTGTAGCCCCAGTCTTTCTTCTCGTGCTGCTTGATTACCGTCATGACTTCCGTCGATGGCAGCGGAGGAGAAAACAACGTCCGGTTATATTCCTCCAGCGCATTCTGCCAACTGTCCGGAAACTTCTTCTTGCAATACACTCCCATAAAAAAGAGCAGCTTGTTGCGCGGCTCACTCTGCGGCCCATCCGAAAAGATGTTTCGAATACACGGAGGCCCATCATCAAAATGCTTGCGCGTCTGGGTCGTGCTGCGAATAGCCTCCAGATCCGATAGCAACACACTCTTCTTATCGATAGCATCCAGAAACTCATCAAGCTCCATGGACTCGCCCTTCGCATCGAAGCAATACCGCTGGGGCATCTCCGCATCGAAGTATGGCATGTTAATAAAGTTCCCCACATCCCCGCGCTCAACGATGATCGTGTCTTGCTTTGGGAATATCTCTACCCCACTGTGACCCAGCATGATCGACATCTCGGTCAAGTATTCGCGGACCACGGCTGCTTGCTCCCACTCCTTGAGAAACAAATACAGATGAGCCCCACCAGACTTAGATCGACAGTGCAACAGCGGAAGCTGGAGCTTCTGGATCTTGTCTTGCAATTCCTTCTGGTTCAGATCGTAGACATCAACGTCAATCGCTCCAAACCTACACTTGTTTTCTTCGTTGATCGGAATAGCCCCGACCCCCTGCTTGCCATCAATGTGCGCCTGTACTAGCGCCTCGGTCAATGGCTCTCGTATAATCTTGCTTTTACTGTCCGCCTTACCGTTCCTGCCTATTCGTCCAACAGTCGTTGTACCATGAGCATTCTTGGCTCCGGCAAACGCGGCAAGCAGCTTTTTAGGTTGTGACATTTACTGCTCCCAAGTGAAAAATGGGGGACGGATAATCCTTAAAACCGTCCCCCGAGGCTACTAGAACGGAATTTCATCGTCCTTGACCGGAGGATTGGAAGTTGGGTTTCCCTCCTCCGCAGCAGCTTTCACTTCGCCAGCCGCAACACTGTCGCGGAAGGCTTTGGCTTCGAGCATTAGATCGCGGTCCTCGACCAAACCGATCTTCTCAATAGTGTAGTTGAACCATGACCCTTGGTCATTGCTTTCTTCAACAGTGCAAAACTTCCACTGAGTAGCAAACAACGGAGGCAGAACCATCTGCCCTGTCTTTGGGTGCTTGATCTTTTGCATAGCAATCTGCGTCTTCCAACGACGGCTGACTTTCAACTGCGATGATTTCATATCAATCACAACGGGCTGGGTAAGTCCGTCCTTGCCAACAATCAAACAGAAATGCTGATCCGATTTAACCAACTCGTGACCGTTGGGCAGGATTTCCTTGGCCCCACTACGCGTTGTTTTCTGTAGAACCGGATCGGTTGCTGGGATCTCCCCTTGAAAACCACCGCCTTGCTCACGAGGAACAAACTCGAGGTACTTGGTGGTTTGAAAACAAGGAACGACTGTTACACCTTCTTCGCCCGTGAACAGTTCCATGGTTACATTGTTAAACATGTCACCCTGC